GAGATGCGCACCGGCTATGACTTGCGCACGGCCCGTCGCAGCCTGAATCTGTTGTTTGCCGACTGGGGTAACCGGGGCGTCAACATGTGGACGTTTGAGCAGAACGTCATCACCTTGGCTACTGGTCAGCCGACTTACGCGCTGCCGGACGACACGGTGGACTTGCTCGATCACGTCATCCGCACCAACGCCAACGTCCCCAACAACCAAGCCGACCTGACCATCACCCGGATCAGCGTCAGCACCTACGCCACGATCCCCAACAAGCTGATCACAGGCCGACCCATTCAGGTTTGGATTCAGAAGCTGTCGGGCCAGGACTCCGTGCTTGCCGGGACGCTGCAGGCCACCATACTGGACAACACCACGTCCATTCCAATTACCTCTTTGGCTGGCGTTCCCAATGCGGGCTTCATCAAGATCGGCAGCGAACTGATTGCGTTCAACGAGGTGCAGCCCGCTAGTGGCGGCAATCCTGCCTACCTCCTCAACTGCGCCCGTGGCCAAGCCGGTACGACTGCTACAGGCCACTCGTCTGGTGCGGCCATCATCTTGTCGCAGAAGAACAGCATCACCGTCTGGCCAACGCCCAATCCGGGCACGACCTACCAGTTTGTGTACTGGCGCCTGCGCCGCTTGCAGGACGCCGGTGGTGGTGTCAAGACGATGGACGTGCCGTTCCGCTTCTTGCCCTGCCTCGTGGCCGGTCTGGCGTACTACATCGCGCTGAAGGTGCCTGATGGGCTGCAGCGCCTAGACATTCTGAAGCAGCAGTACGACGAGGCTTGGCAGACTGCTGCAGGTGAGGATCAAGAGAAGGCAGCGGTGCGGTTTGTGCCCCGGCAGATGTACATCGGGAGCGGCACCTAAATGGGTAACCGGTTCGCGTCAGGCAAGAATGCGATTGCGCAGTGTGACCGCTGCGACTTTCGGTTCAAGCTCACGCAACTGCGCAAGGAAGTCGTCAAGACCAAGACCTACAACCTTTTGGTCTGCCCGGTCTGCTGGGACCCCGACCAACCGCAGTTGCAGTTGGGTATGTATCCGGTCGATGACCCGCAAGGCTTGCGCAATCCGCGTCCTGATCTGAGTTACGTGCAGTCGGGGAATACGGGTTTGCAGGTTGTGGACACAACGGCAACCACGCAGGAAGCGGTGGGTTTCCCGAGTGAAGGCAGTCGGGACTTCCAGTGGGGCTGGAACCCGGTTGGTGGTTCTCGTGGCCCCGATGCTGGGCTGACACCCAATAACCTTGTATTAACCATCCAAATTGGTACAGTCACGGTTGTGACGGCATAGGAGCGAAAAATGGCAAGCGTCAAGGAAATGCTGAAGAAGCACATGGCTAAGGGCGCTGGTGCGCATCCTGATGCCAACGTCAAGAAAATGCGCGCTGGTGGCAAGACCAACAGCGACATGCTCAAGATGGGTCGTGGTCTGGCCAAGGTCGCCAACCAGATGAACCCTGGTCGCAAGCAGAAAGGTGTCTGACATGGCAACCTACAAGACTCCCAAGCCGGTGGCCACACCGGTTGTTGGCGCTGACGACATCAAAAAGGCGCTGCGCATGGACGTGTCCGTGGCCAACATGCACTCCAACGAATATAAGCCGACCAAGACCAGCGGCATCAAGATTCGTGGCACTGGCTGCGCTACCAAAGGCACGATGGCTCGCGGCCCGATGGCGTGAGGCGTAGATGAACTACACGCAACTCAGCAACGCCATCCAGGCGTACACCGAAAACCCGAGCAGCGATTTCGTTGCTCAGATACCCGTTTTCGTCCAACAAGCTGAGCAGCGCATCTACAACACGGTTCAGTTTCCGTCCCTGCGCAAGAACATGACAGGTGTTGTCTCAAACGGCAACAAGTATTTGTCTGCGCCCGATGACTTTCTTTCCGTCTATTCTCTGGCCGTTATCACGGACGTAACGGGCGGGAACTTGAACACGGGCACGTATGAGTACCTGCTGAACAAGGATGTGAACTTCATTCGGCAGGCATATCCGACACCGCAAGATACGGGTGTGCCGCGCTACTACGCGCTGTTTGGTCCTACGGTGAACGGCGCCACCATCACCAACGAACTGAGTTTCATCTTAGGCCCTACGCCTGACGCCAACTACAACGTCGAGCTTCACTATTACTACTACCCGCAGTCCATCGTGACGGCGGGTACGTCTTGGTTGGGCGACAACTTCGACACGGTGTTGTTGTACGGCTCGTTGGTCGAGGCTTACACCTACATGAAGGGTGAGCAGGACATGATGGGCATGTACAACCAGAAGTACATGGAAGCCCTGCAATTGGCCAAGCGTCTGGGTGATGGTCTGGAGCGCAGCGATGCGTACCGCAGCGGACAAGCGCGTGTGGCGCCGCTTCCTCAGAATAGAGGTGTCCAGTAATGCCCATCGAGCAGGGTGCGACCAATCAGTTCAAGGTGGGCATGGCCTCGGGCCAGTTCAACTTCAGCACTGACACGTTCAAGATGGCGCTCTATACGGGTGGGGCCAGTATTGGGCCGACCACGTCTGCATACACGACGGCAAGCGAAGTTCCTGCTGGTGGCGGCTATACCACGGGTGGTGAGATCGCCACGGTTTCTGTGGCACCCACCACGGGTCCGAACCCCAGCAACACGGTTGCCTACCTGTCATTCAACAACGTGACATGGAACCCGGCGGCGTTTACGTGCCGAGGTGCGTTGATTTACAAGGCGGACGGAGTGACCAACCCAACCGTCTGCGTTCTTGATTTTGGTGGGGACAAAACCGCCACCACGTCTTTCCAAGTGCAGTTCCCGACTGCCGATAGTACCAACGCAATCATAAGGATCGCATGATGGGCACGATTTTCACCACCAAGGGCGACATGGAAGAATCCCTCCTTGAAAAGAAGGACGGAGTCGTTGACAATGACAACGAATACACGACTTGGGTCGAGTATTGGCACGAGGGCGAGCTTGTGCATCGGTCTGTCCATGTCACTTTGAAAAAGATGCCCACTTTTGCAGGCGCGGAAGCCGCGTCATTTGGTTAATCAAAGGAGCCTGAAATGCCCAATACCCAATCAATGTGCACCTCGTTTCTTGGCGAAGTGCTGACCGCTACCCACAACTTTGGTACTGCCCCGATTCGTGCTGCCGGTACGGCTGACACGTTTAAGGCCGCGCTGTTCCTGGCTTCTGCCACGGTCAACGCAAGCACCACGGTGTACAGCACCACGGGCGAAGTGACCGGCACCAACTACTCGCCGGGTGGTGTGACGGTTACCAACGCAACGGCCCCCCTGGCAAGCAATACTTCTGCTACGGCGGGTACTGCTTACTGGACGCCTTCGGCTTCGATCACGTACACCAACGTGACCCTGGCAACGGCGTTTGATGCGGTGTTGATTTACAACTCTACCCAGAGCAACAAGGCTGTCAGCGTGCACACCTTCGGTTCACAGACCGTGACCGCAGGTACGTTCACCCTGACGATGCCTTCCAACACCACCTCGACTGCTCTGCTGCGTCTGGCAACGACCTAATCCGACTCTAGTAAAGGAGTCGGAAGGTGCCTACCGCATGGGGTAGTGGCACCTGGAGCAGCGGCACTTGGGGTGGCCTTGGGGAAACCCTAACGGGTGTTGCTGCCTCCGGTGCGGTTGGTTCTGTAGGGCGTTCGGTCACCGTCGCCCTATCGGGCGTTGCTGCCTCCGCCACAACCGGTAACGAGACACCTTCCATTACCCGTGCGTTGACGGGAGTCTCTGCTGCGGGAGCAGTGGGGACGGTTGCCGTTGGCGCTCGTAGTTTTGCACTTACCGGGGTTGCCGCTTCCGGTAATGTTGGTAGCGTAACTGAGACTAATAGTAGACCCGAGGACAGTGTTCTTGCCTCGGGCTTTGTTGGCTCGGTTGCGTCTTCTCGCACGGTCGCCCTGACTGGGAGGTCTGCGACTGGCGCAGTTGGCTCTGTAGCAGTTGGCGCACGCACTGTCGCGCTCACGGGAGTTTCTGCTTCCGGTGCGGTTGGTAATGTTGCGGATTCCACCTCGGTTGCGCTTACCGGTGTCACAGCCGAAGGCGTTCTAGACGACGTTGACCCATTCCCCTTCCCGCTGATTTCTGGCCTTCATGCGGATGGCTATGCAGGGACGGCTGCGCCTGTAACGTCTGTAGCAATAAGCGGAGTTGTTGCGTCTGGTGCTGTTGGCACCATTGATGTCATTATCAGCCAGAGCGTTGACATCACAGGTGTCCAGGCCAACGGCGCAGTTGGCACCATTTCGATGGGCGAGCGCACGGTTGCGCTCACAGGCGTCAGTGCCTCGGGTCAGGTTGGTGATGTAACCGAAACCAACACCCCCACGGAAGACGGCGTTATTGCCATTGGCTCTGTGGGCACGATGGGTGTCGGCCCGCACATCTTCGCTCTTACCGGCGACGAGGCCCAAGGCACGGTCGGAACGGCTACTCCCAGCATTACCCTTGCGCTTACCGGCGTTGCGGCTACGGGCACGGCGGGCACCGCCTCGGTTGGCCCGCGTAGTTTTGCGCTCACGGGGGTGTCCGCCAGTGGCCTGCTCAATAACGTAACGCCAGATACGGTCCGCAACGCCTCCGGTGTCAGCGCCGCCGCAGCGGTAGGCACTGTTGTCGCCTCTGACACTCGGGACGAGGACAGCGTTCTTGCCACCGGCTCTGTTGGCTCGGTGGGGGCTACGACTTCGGCGGCACTGACCAGTGTTACCGCCTCTGGCGCGGTTGGTACAGTTTCTGTTGCTGAGCGGCAGATTCCTCTGACTGGGGACGACGCTTCTGGCGTGGTGGCTTCGGTCACTACTTCTCGGGTTGTGGCCCTGACGGGTGTCACGGCGGCTGGGGCGGCGGGGTTGATTTCCCCTGCCGGTCAGCAAGCCCTTAGCGGTGTTTCTGCGGCAGGCGCGGTTGGTGATGTCACGGAAACCAATAGCCCCACCGAGGATGGTGTGGTTGCGATTGGTCAGGTTGGCACTCCAGGCGTAAACGTCACGGTCGCGTTGACTGGAGTTTCTGCCTCTGGCGCTCCCGGCGATGTCATCTTTAACAAGATCGCGGCACTGACTGGTGTTGCGGCGTCAGGCGCGGTCGGCAGCGTCAGCGTAGCGGAGCGCCTAGTGGCAGTTACCGGTTGTCAGGCGATGGGGAATGTCGGAAACTTCGGGGTGTTCTACTGGAGCCTGATTGACGACGCACAGAATGCAAATTGGCAGGGGGTTGACACAGCGCAAACCTCTGGCTGGACTCTAGTAAACACGGAATAGGAGCATTAGATGCCCACCTCATACTCAACTCTTCTTGGTCTGGCGCTGCCGGTTACCGGAGAACTCTCCGGTACCTGGGGCGATGAAGTAAACAACTACATCACCCAGTACCTCGACTCCGCAGTTGCTGGCACGCAGACCATCAGCGGAAGCCAGACGGCGGTAACGCTTAGCAGGACAACCAACGCCGCGCTGTCTCAGGCCGGGTCGGGCTCCACAGGCTCCTCGCAGTACCAAGTCATCAACTGCACGGGCAACCCTGCCAGTGCGTTGACCGTGACGGTGCCGAGCACGAGCAAGGTCTATCTGGTGCTGAACAACACCTCGACCAACCAGTCGGTCGTTGTTAAGCCTTCTGCCGCTGCGGGGGTGACGGTATCTGCGGCTCGCGCCGCACTGATCGCCTGGAACGGCACTGACTTTGAGTTGGTGGGTACTGATGATGCTTCCCGACTGAACGGCGTCTTGGCCGCCGCCAACGGCGGTACGGGCCAGTCTTCCTACACAGTTGGCGACATCCTGTTTGCGTCCGGCTCCACTACGCTGTCCAAGTTGGCAGACGTGGCGACGGGTAATGCGCTGATCTCTGGCGGTGTGGGAGTTGCGCCTTCCTACGGCAAGATTGGACTGACGACGCACGTTTCGGGCACTCTGCCTGTTGCCAACGGTGGTACCGGCCTAACTGGCGGCACTTCGGGCGGCGTGCTCTATTACTCTGCTGCGGGCACCCTGGCATCCTCTGGTGCATTGGCGGCAAGTTCTCTGGTGGTTGGTGGTGGTGCGGGCGTTGCTCCGTCTACGATCACAACCGGCACGGGGGTGGTTACGGCGCTCGGTGTAAACACGGGAACTGCGGGCGCGTTTGTTGTCAACGGCGGTGCGCTTGGCACCCCGTCTTCCGGCACGGTCACCAACCTGACCGGCACGGCCTCGATCAACATCAACGGTACGGTTGGCGCAACAACGGCTAACACGGGCGCGTTCACTTCAATCACATCTACCAGCGCCTCCGGTATCTTGACCCGCGCAGCGGCCACCCAGGATGGGGTGGAGTTGATTGGTCGCGCAGGCGGCACTACGTCGCTGAAGGCAACCATCACGCCGACTACGTTGACGGCTTCGCGCACCTTCACGCTGCCTGACAATTCGGGCACGGTGCTGACAACGGGGGCTACGGTTACTGTGGCTCAGGGCGGTACGGGCCAAACGTCTTACACGAACGGCCAACTGCTGATCGGTAACACCACGGGCAACACGCTTGCCAAGTCCACGCTGACCGCCGGTTCGGGCGTCACGATCACCAACGGTGCGGGCACCATCACCATCTCGGCTACGGGCTCGGGCGGTACGGTCACAGGCGTCACGGCCACCTCTCCGGTGGCGTCCAGCGGCGGCACTGCTCCGGTCATCAGCCTTAACTCGGCCTACGGCGACACGCTGAATCCCTATGGTTCCAAGACGGCCAACTTCTTCCTGGCGGCGCCTAACGGTTCCGCAGGAGCACCAACTTTCCGCGCTGTCGTAGCAGCAGACATCCCGACGCTGAACCAGAACACGACAGGTACGGCATCCAACGTCACCGGTACGGTGGCTGTGGCCAACGGCGGTACTGGAGCAACCACTGCTGCAAACGCACGCACAAACCTTGGCGGCACGACGGTTGGCGCTAACCTCTTCACGCTGACCAACCCGAGCGCGGTGACTTTCCCCCGCTTTAACGCGGACAACACGGTCAGCGCCCTAGATGCAGCCACCTTCCGATCTGCAATCGGCGCAGGTACCGGAAACGGATCGGTCACCTCGGTGGGCGGCACGGGCACGGTCAACGGTATCACGTTGACTGGCACGGTCACATCTACCGGTAACTTGACGCTTGGCGGCACCCTCTCCGGCGTCAGCCTGACCACTCAGGTTACCGGCACACTGCCGATTGCCAACGGCGGTACGGGCACGACTTCAACCCAGTTCGTGAACTTGGCATCCAACGTCACGGGCACCCTGCCGGTGGCCAACGGCGGTACGGGCGTCACGTCTTCTACTGGTTCAGGTTCGGTGGTGTTGAGTACATCGCCTTCGCTGACGACCCCGTCTCTGGGTACGCCCTCTTCAGGTAACCTGACCAACACCACGGTGGACGGCACCAACAAGGTCGGTTATCGCAATCTCCCGCCAGTCGGCACCAAGACGGGCTCCTACACCCTGGCTGTGGGCGATGTTGGTAAATATGTGCAGGTTAGTACGGGCGGTAGTATTACCATCCCGACATCCACCTTCGCGGAAGGTGATGCGATTACTCTGTTCAACAATACCACGGGTAACATCACAATTACTTGCTCTGCACCCACCGCGTATATTGCAGGTACCAATACCGTTAAAACTTCGATGACGCTTGCCACTCGTGGCGTGGCAACGATTCTGTTTATTAGCGCAACCTTGTGCGTTGTGACGGGGAATGTGACATGACCGGAATCATGCAGATGTTTGTGGGTGGCGGCGGTGCTGTTCGCGGTTGCGCAGTGTATTGCGTTGCAGGAACATACTCTTGGGTTGCTCCGGCAGGCGTATCCAGCGTTTCTGTTGTTGCCGTTGGTGGAGGCGCAGGTGGCGGATGGTATGGAGGAGGTCCAGGCGGGGGGCTAGGTTATAAAAATAACTACGCTGTAACCGCAGGCTCATCGTATACGGTGGTTGTTGGCGCCGCCGGATATAATGCTAGTAAACCCCAGTTTGCAGTGCCGGGAGACTCTAGCTATTTTGTTAATTCTACAACCGTCCAAGGTGGGGGCGGTCCTGGTAACTCCGCGACACCTACAGGTGGAAGTTTTACCGGTGATGGTGGTGGAAAAGGTGGTGGCTCTTATGGCGGATTCCAAGGGGGTGGTGGCGCAGGCGGATACGCTGGACAAGGCGGCGCGGTAAATGATGTTGGTGCTTGTTTAAATCCCTCAGGCGGCGCAGCGGGCGGCGGTGCTGGCCGTAGTTTTCTCGTTTACGGTTGTTGCGTAGTCGGTGCGATTGGTGCTGGCGGTGGCGGTGGCGGCACTGGTCTCTACGGGCAAGGCGCTAATGGTGTCAATGGTACTTCGCCGGGTTTTGGCTGTACCTCGTTTGGTGGTACCGGCGGTAGCGGTGGCGGTAACGGTGGTAATACTGTGGCCGATGTTTGCATAGGTGGTAGCGGCGGTTTCCCTGGCGGTGGGGGCGGAGGTGGTGGCACATACTATATATTTTGCCCCTGTTGTCCTCCTCCAAATATAAGAGGTCAGGGGGCCACTGGTGCTAGAGGCGCTGTTCGTATTGTTTGGCCTGGAAATACTCGCACTTTCCCTTCAACTGATGTGGCATAAACATGGACTACGATCTTTTTATTCAAGTCCGCGACGGACTTCCAATGAATCATCCGGCATTCAAGATCAACTTGATCGACGCCTTTGGTGCAATTCCCGAAGATTGGGAGCCGTTTATTCGCGTGCCAAGCCCAACGCTAACAGATAGAAGCCTAGTTCTTGAGTATCTGGAGCCTGTATATCGAAAAGTAAATGGTGTTTGGCAAGACGTTTGGTATGCCCGCCCCAAAAACGCAGAAGAACTCGCGGCAGAAAAAGAAGCGCGGCTCGCGCCATTGCGTGCGGCATGGACAGATCGTCCCTACGCAAGTAACTTCACCGCCTGGGTGCTAAACGAAGAAACCGAAAAATACGAACCCCCATTTCCAAAGCCTGACGATGGCAAGTTTTACCGTTGGTCTGGGCCGAACAACAATTGGCGCGAAGCCGAGCCGTTCCCGCAGGATGGCAAGAAGTACACCTTTGACTTCGACAACTGGGTAAACGTGGAGATCGTCTAATGTGCAAGGCAAAGGAAGCGGTGGCCGAAACCATCCAACAAGCCAAGGTTGAGGTCGGGTTTCACTTCCCTTGCCCTATCTATGTTGTAGAACGCCCTGAGTTTCTGGACGTTGTGCGTGAGGTGTCGGCTGAATATCTTGCTCAAGTCAAGCACGACATCAACGAAATCTACCCGGCGCTGATGAGTCCGAGTTACGCACACGATCAGCGCATGCATGACTTCACCGAGTTTGTGGGTACCACCGCTTGGAACATCTTGCATGACCAAGGCTACGCGGTGCAGAACTTCGGTATGGGGTTCAGCGAGATGTGGACTCAGGAGCACCACAAGCAGTCTTCAATGGAGCAGCACGTTCACGGGGCAGGCGCTCAGATCGTCGGCTTCTACTTCCTTGACGTTCCTGAGAATTCATCCCGTGTGGTGTTCCACGACCCGCGTCCGGGCAAGGTGATGAGCGAACTGCCGCAGCAGGACGTAACACGCGCAACCGCTGCGAGTCAGATGATCAACTTCGAGGCCAAGCCCGGTCGGCTGATCTTTTCCAACGCTTGGTTGCCGCACTCTTTCACCCGTCATGCAGGTGACGCCCCATTGCGGTTTGTGCACTTCAACCTTGTGGCGATGCCCATGCAGCAGAACCACACCTGCCAAGCGCCCGCTGCGGAGATCGTATGAACAAGTACAGCATCCGCTTCAACAAGAGTCGTGGTCAGCCCGGTCGGGGCAGCATGGATCACGTCTGGCGGGTGTTTGAGAACGGCAAAGAGTACCTGTTCAAGAACTTGGACATCAGCGTGCCGGTCAAGAGCGAGAAGGACGCCAACGGGCAGGACTACAACATCTGCTGCCAGGGCTACATGACCATCGACAAGGCCACGTCCACAGCAGTCATCACGGCGGAAATCAAGGTTCCTGTAGAGGCGTAAATGGAGCCCATCACCGGCATTCTTGCGGCAGTCTCAGCAGCGAATGCCGCGTTTGGGGCAGTTAAGAAACTCGTCGCCACGGGCCGCGAGATTCAAGACGTTGCTGGCCAGATCGGCAAGTGGTACGGCGCCTTCGGGGACTTCAACCGCCTAGCCAATGAGAAGGCCAACAAGAAGCCCTCGGTCTTCAAGCGGCTGTTGCATGACGACAGCATTGAGAATGAAGCCTTGCAGATCACGATGCACAAGCAGGCGCTGATCAAGCAGGAGTACGAACTCAAAATTCTGATCGTCGCTCACTACGGTGAGAACGTGTACAACGAGATGATCATGGAGCGCATCCGGCTGAAGAAGGAGCGCGAGAAGAAGGAGCGTGAGCACAAACTGCGGCAGCAGGAGTTCATGCTCAACGTGAAGTACGGGGCAGGGATTGCCTTCGTGGCAACCGCCCTGATTGGGGTGGGTTACTACTTACTCGACAAGGTACAGCAATGAGTTTCAGGAAGCCGCCGGAAGGCGCAAGCCGTTCAGAGAGGGAGGCCCATGTCAAGGCTCTTGCTGCGGTTTCTATTAGCCTGCTTGCTCTACTCCTTGCTGTTACAAATTACTTTGCCGGAAGGAACTCCTCTGCGGTTCTCAATGGAACCATAGAGTCGAACAACCTGTGGGCGTGGTATCAGGCCAAGAATGTTCGGGCGACCATCTACGAGGTCACCAATAACGAGCAGAAGGCCACGAAGCAACGCGCCGACATGGACGAGATCATGGAGAAGGCTCGCGCTGCCGAAGCCAAGCGCGATGCTGCCAAGGCCAAGTCTTCCTACTACTCATATTCCGGTATGGCGCTGCAACTGGCCATCGTCCTGTCCTCTGCGGCCATCCTGGCCGTCACCCTGAGCCTGTTCTACGCCTCCATCGGCGTGGGGGCGGTTGGGGTGCTTCTGTTTTTCTTTGCTCTAGGAGCCTGAGATGCTGTCGCTTCTTTCCACCCTTGGGGGCTTGCTGCTCTCGGGCCTGCCCAAATTGCTTGAATACTTCCAGAACAAGGCAGACCAAGCCCATGAACTGAAGTTGGCTCAGGTTCAGACCGAGCGCGAACTTCAACTGGCAGCGGCAGGCTTTGCCGCCCAGGCCCGGATGGAGGAGATTCGCACCGAGCAGGTGGCGATGGAAACCGACGCCCGGATGACCGAGGCGGCTCTGGCGCACGACCAGAAGATCATGGACAAGGCTTCCCGGTGGGTGGTGAACTACACCGGCACCGTCCGGCCTACGGTGACTTACATCTTCGTCTTTGAGTTGGTGGCCATCAACGCCTTCATGGCGTGGTATTTGTGGAACCACCCGACGCTCATTCAGAGCATGGACGACATCATCAAGTACTCCGACCTGATCTTCTCTGCCGACGAGATGGCGATCCTCGGGGGCATCATCGGCTACTGGTTCGGTTCTCGCCAGTGGAGTAAGAAGTGAAACTGAGCAAGGTGGGCGAGGCTCTCATGCACAAGTATGAGGGTTTTAGGAGTAAACCCTACCTTTGCCCTGCCCACATTTGGACGATTGGTTACGGCCATGTCCTGTACCAAGAGCAG